TAGTGCGTTTGCGTTGTTCTGTGCATCAGTCTTGTCTTTATACATTGTCAGAAATGTAGCCATCAATAACCTCCTGTTCCAAAGGCAAGTCCACGCTTCTTGCTTGCCAAGTCCATCGCCTCGGACATTCTCCGTCCATCCACTCTGAGGGACACACGCTGTCCACCCTGCTCGCCCATGGCCTGTGACACGGCACGATATACACCATCCGATACAGCGGTGACAATCTGGTCGTTGTTGGCAACTGCGGTGCTCCCACCGATGTTACCGACCAACTCAGCCCCTGCCTCACGAGCAATGAACATCTGTCCTTGGTTGGGGAAGCCACCGTCTGCGAACTTAGGCATCATTGCGGAGAAATCAGCTTTGCCGATTTTGTCAATATCCCATCGACTGCCGGGGATAATCTTGTTGATACCATGAATGATGGCATTGATTCCGCCGATAAGTAGGTTTGCGATTCCTTCGAGGATTGCTACACCGATGGCAACACCCAACTTGAGGAACAACGGCAGGTTCTCCACAAATACCTCAATGAGCGTCATCACAATATCTGGTATGGCGTCCACGAGTGCGAAGATGATGTCCGGCAGTGCCTGTACTATCGAAGCTACAACACTTACCAAAGACTCGATTATCATATTGAGACTGTCTTTGTTTGTCAGCACACCGACAATGGTCTCGATAACCTTGGGAATAGCCTCGATGATAGCAGGCATTGCTTCCGCTACACCAGTGAGCAGGTTCTCCAAGAAATCAACTCCTGCCTCAATCATGAGCGGTGCAGACTCCAAGAACTTCCCGACAGTGCCATCGGCGATATATTGTGCGAGTGCAAAAATCTTTCCAGCAGGGCCTTCTCCGAGTATTGCCCCAATGACACCACCCATAGCTTCTTGTTGTTGCAGGGTTGTGCCACCTTCGGCAGGAGCACTCTTGAACAGTGTCTGAAAAGACTTACTGTCTGCAAACTTCTTGAACGAACTGAAGAGCAGTGTCACAGCACCCTCTCCCACCTTCTTGAAAGCACGATAGGTCTTGCCAAGCACTCCGTCACCTTCTTCGAGGCTCTCCTTGAGATTCTTGAATGCGTCACTGACACCCTTGACGACCTTCGTGTTCATGAAGGCTTGCCCCAACCCAGCCAATCCACTAGGGAGTCCTGTTGCGACTTCTGTACCGACCTTAAATCCCTTGCTCGCCCATTTACCGATGAACTTGGCCCCTTCTTTCATTTGGTCAAGAACAGGAAGTTCACCAAGCCATTGCAAGCCGTCCCAAATCTTCTCGCCGACCCACACAAGACCTTCTCCAATGTCGGAGTTCATCTTGTCTATGGCTGTGGTAAGGTTTGCTATCGACTCTCCTCTGTATTTATTATCGTCAGTATATCCAGCAGATGCCATCCGTTCCTTGGATGTCCAACTTGGGACTTGTGTAGGTTGTACCTGTGCTCGTTCAAATATATTCCACTTCGGAACGTTCACACCATCAGCGTAGAGAGAGATTCCCCTATCCTTGAGTTGCTGTTCGTTCATGACGACAGTCTCGCCGTTGTGCTCGGTGACAAGCTCGGGGCCTTTCTCTCCGGCTACGAAGAGATTGCCCTTCTCTGGTACACCTCCGTTAGCATATCCACTAGGAGTATTTGTTGATAATTTTGCTTCATGTGGCTTTAGTGTGTCTCTTATTGCGGTACCTAAGTCAATCAAAGCACCTACGAGGTCAAACATGCCAAGGACTTTACCTATTCCGGTCTCTTTGAAATTTTCCTCTACCACAGTCGTTTTATCTGATAGCCATTGAAGAGACCTACCCAATGCGTTTGGGTCTTCCTTTGGACCAAATATTTTATCTGTGCCTGCTTCTATAAGGTTTCTCCAACCAGCACCCAAATCCAAATCGAGCAATGCTACAATATTAAAGACAATCGCCCCATTTTTTACTGAGCCAGTCAAAGCCGCGGCACCTAACCCAGCAATTATTGCGTTTTTTAGAGTCTTACCTAACTCATCAAACGAATCTTGTTCTATGGCATCCGCAATATCAAAACCTATCTTGATTGCTCCCATGGCAGTAAATAATGCCAACAATCCGGTTGGCCCAGCTATCATGCCTCCGATGGTTAGTATATGAGCCAAACCCATAATTAAATTGGATGCAAATTTGATGGTTTTCCAAACTATAAATGCTTTTGTCAAGAAAGCAACTGCCTTGGCCAGCTCACCACCAGTTCCTTCACTCAAATTCTTAAACCAATCTGGGGCAATCAATTCGAACACCGGTTTCAGTGCGTCATTATAGAGTTCCTTGAAGTACTTTACAATATCGGTTGCACCATTGGCAATTCCAGTAACAATTTCGTTCATTATACGGAGACCTTCCATCCTGTCCCCGTCCGGCCCTTCACCACCGAATACCTCATCCCAAAGACCCTTTACCGCAGTCTTGGTGGTCTCGAACACCTTTCCTATCTCGGTAAACAAGGTCTTCCACTTCAAGATGATGTCATCAAAAATGCCCTTACTGGCTTCCATGTTGTTGTTATAATCATCGATACCGAGGTCAATCTGGCTCTTTACATCATCGGCGGTAGGGAACAGGTCATCAATACTCGCCCCAGTGAGACCGCTTTCATCATCGCTGAGTACGTTCAGTTCATCGATTCCGGTCATGGCAGAAGCACTGTCTCGGGTGTACTTGAGAATCTTGGCCCAATTCTTCTGTGTATTGTCGGTGGATTTCTCGATGTCATTGCTTTCGTCCGCCACGGTTTTCATGAATCCGCCAAGGTCGTCACGAATCTCTGGAGCATCGTATCCCAATGTCTTAGCCATTTGACGTGCAAGGTCAGCAAGGGCCATGGTAAGACCAATTACCTGCGGAATGAGCTTTTTGATAATGGGGATGGCAACGTTGCCTAGTTCACGCATAAGCACGTGGAACTGTTCTCTAAGTATTCTCAGCAAGTTTTCTGGTTGTTCCAAGGTTCGTGCCAAGTCACCCTGCGCATTCTTGGTCTGCTGGAGAGCGGTAACATAACGAAGCTGGATTTTCTCCATTTCAGTCATGTTGCGGATTGACTTCTTGATACCGAGGTTGCGTGCAGTCTCAGCCAAGTTGTTCTCGGTGATGATGATACCGATACGTCTGAGCGGTTCTGTCTCACCAACGAGACCTGCCTGCAACTTGGTTACAGCATCCTCAATGGTGATGTTGTAGAACGAGGCAAGGTCGTAGGCCAGCTTGGTGAAGTTCTCACTGAGGGTATACGCCTTGTCAGAACTCAATCCGAGTGCTTCTGAAATCTGATAGAATAGACCTTGTACACGGGTGAGCTGGGCTTCATCGAGATAGAGCGATTCACTCATTTCCTTGATGAACCCTGTGGCACGACTTGTATTCTCACCAAGAGCAACCATGAAGAGGTTCAAGTTCTCAACGTAGGCTATGGACGCCTTGATACCTTGTCCAAACGCCCTCAACGCACGTCTTGCCACATATACGACAAAGGTAATCTGTGTAATCTTCTGTATGAGTCTGCTCATACCGCTGGTGGCGTTCTTTGTATCCCTGTGTACTCCCACCATTGCCGAACCGACCGTCTTGAGTCTTGAGCGCATAGTGTTGAGTGCAGTTGAGGTTTGGCGTGTAGTGGCAGTGACCTGCTTCATTGCTGTTGAAGTGGTCTTTGCGCTCGCACTCGCACCTTTCAGTCCGGTCTTGATACCGGAGGAAGCACTCACGATACCGTTCAGTGTGTCTATCGCTCCGCTTCCACTTGTCTGGACACGTGCAAACGCATCGTTGAGTTTATCAAGACTCTGTACGAGTCTGTCCAACGATGTTGAGGCCTTGCCTGCGCTCGCTTTGATTCCAAACGATATTTGGTCAATATCCATGTAGTTCTCCTAATAAAAAAGCAGTGAGTTGTGGCTCACCGCTTCTTCAATCCCCCATTCATTGCGTCTGTAAGCTGTTTGAAAGCAAGGAATTGGTTCTCAAGTTCCCTCTCCCTTCTCTTTCTTTCATCGCTCGAACGTTTCTTCCGTTCGGTGAATGAAATCGGCTCGGCGACATATTTTGACTTTCGTCCCTTTGAGAACGAGTTAGCCAAAGCAACTTGCAGGGCATTATGAACGTAAAGCCCGGTCAACCATGATTGATAATCAATGAGACTGGATTGCATCTGTTCCTCACGCTCCAACCTCAATCTGTATGCCTCGACATAACTCCAGAATCGGCTTGGCTTTCCATCCCAAAACTCTTCCGAAGGCATCCCGATTGCAATGGCTTCCGGATACAATTTCCTCTCGATAAGCTCAGTGGCGGTTCGGTAAGAGGGAGTTTTTACCTCCCCCTCCGAGAGAACTACTTCTTCACTGTGAGAAGTTTCTTCTTCCGACCGCCACCCTTGGGGTTTAAGGCGTTACTCAGAAGCTCGACAAGTCCTTCAACGAGCGCATCTTCCTCGTAACCATCCTCACCTACGAATTTCTCATAGATTGCGTCCATGTCCTCAACCTTGATATTCTTGTGATTCTTAATCAGAGCACCGTAGAGCAGTGCCTTCAAGAACTTCATGGTCTCGCTGTAGGATTTCATTTCCTCACGAACCAACATGGACACACCGAACGCCTCTTCCGCTTGACACACAGAATTACGTGTATACTCAAGAGTGTACTCCGTGTCCCCTATCTGTGCTTTCAATACTGTTTTCTCCATCCTTGACTCCTTATGTTAACGTAGCTTACGCAATATCTTCCCATTCAATCTCGGAATTGGGAACCAGTGAAACCGTGCCAGTAATAGGTGCATCGACATCAACACTCTCGTTGAATACCATGGACGCCTCGCCTTGGAAGTATGCTCTCTTACTCAGAGGAGCAGGGAACTCAACACACCATTCGTGTTCGGCTCCACCTTCCTCAGCGGTGATTGCTGTATCAACAGCGTCAATGACCTCGCTGGTGAAGATACAAGGGAAGTCCAAGTTTCCACCAACATCAGCCAAGCCCTTGATGTACACATGTGAAGTGTTGTCAAGGTCGGTGACTTGATGGGTCGAGGGGCTTGCTCCGAGTGCAGGGATTCCAGTGATGTCTGGAATGTAAGTGTAACTCACAGGACGAGCTGGTGCTACTGTTGCTACCGCATATCCCAATTTGATTCCTTGTGAAATCTGTGCCATAATTTTTTCTCCTTACCGATACATGTAATCGGTTGTAATATCCAATATCCCAGTGTATCGCAGTGTTCTCCTTGATACAGTGGCATCATTCACGTCCGGTATCTCAACGGTACTGGTTCTTGTCATGCCGAACACACGATTGAGTGCCTCGTCCACGACAGCCCCGATTTCCTTGGCTACCGAACTTCCTGCGGTGGGTACTCCACCGACTATCATGTCCTTGGAAAAGATATCAATCTGATAGGTTACATTAGAAAGAATCTCTTCTCCGTTCACCGCCAATCTCGTGGTATTGTTCACCTCATCGATGATTACCATGGGATAAGCAGGTGCAAGTTTGCTGTATGATGGACGAATGGATTTCACTGTCACGGGATACGTCTGTGCCTCAAGCACGGTCTTTACCTCATCAAGCAAATTCTTCATCCAACACCTCTCTTACTATTTCCTTGACGGCCTTGCGGGTTTCATCCCTTGCCTTCAATACAGGCGCCTCGGGTTTCATACCTCTGGAGTGACGATACTGTCCTGTGTCCTTCCTGCGGTATATCCATCCAGCAGGGCCATGCTCGTTCACATCGTAATCCCAGCCAGCCTTGTTCAAGGTAATTTCATCCGGATAGGGGTTGTTCTCTCCCACATATCCAGTGCCGAACTCGATGTACGCAACATCCTCTCCAGCATAGACCACCCTGCGCATGTGACCATCGTCATCGATGAAAACACTTCCCGGCATATTACCGTCAATACTCATGGTGGGAGCGAAATTCTCAAGCTGATTCCTGCCATATTCGGCAATCCGTTCCTCAGCCTTGTCGAGTACCCCGTCCAACTCATTTTGCAGTCTCAAAACGAACTGCTTCAACTCATTGATTCCCTCACTACCGAGCGTCACGTTGATGGTTCTCATACCGCCAGCCTCTTGAGTATTACCCCGATGTAATTCGGTGTATCTTCAACCCCTGCAACGATATAATCTGCACCTACCGCCATCATTTCCTCATCCGGAGTGTCGGGGGTCTGTGCGTCAACATAGAACCTGTCCCCATTGGTCAAGTCATGAATCCATCTTGTCAGATACTCATCGACCCACCCATAGGGATTTTCCTCAGTCATCCCATAGTCTGACTCACCCTCGATTGGATGGTCGTAGCCATAGGGATTGAATACAAGGGTATTGCGGAGGGTGTCACGGGATATAATGAATCGCTTCATCCCAGTCTCGATGGTTCCTCCGGTTGTCCTTGACCAATCAGTGGACACGGGCATGGGGTTGCATCTGAGCGCAACAGGAACATCAAAATACTCAATACCGTCATCGGTGAGATTACGTTTTGAGTGGTAGATGATTTTCTCGTTGCGTTCCAACATCCTCATGATTGTCCCCTAAATCTCGGTATCACGAGTCTCAAGAGGCTATCGGGATACATCGACCCTGCTTCATAGCGTCTATCAACTCCATTTTCTGCATGGTAGTTCTGCCCCTCGGCCCCCATCTTGTTGTAAGCAACCAACGCCATTTCCACCACCACACTCCGGTACTGCGGTTCCACCACAGCCTCCAAGGTAGGGGTGTACTGACGAATGTCGTTCACCACATCAATGGCAGTCTGCAAGTGGTCACTGAGCACGGCATCTTCCACCGTCCCACTGAACCGCAATCTGACTTTCAGCCTCGCCAACAGTTCATCCATTATGCCACATCCCATTTGGCATACAGTGTCATTGCTCCCTCAACCTTGGCGGAAGAGAAAACAACAACATCTGTATACGCTTCATCATAATACCATCCACCAAAAGTGAACCCTGCCAATGTAGGCTCTGCTGGTTCGCTTACCAAACCACCATACTTGATGGTCTGACTTGCTACAGCGGAACCGCCATCGGTATCGAATGCCACCACATACTCGGCGTTCTCGGTGAGGATTGAGCTTGTAGGCACAATCGACACGGTTCCGGTAACAGGAGCATCCACATCCACAGACTCGTTGAACGCCTTGGACACCTCTCCAGTGAAATACATCCTCTTCCCAAGGGGAAGGGGGAACTCCACCGCCCACTCAAGGGTGTTTACCCCTTGAGCAGTAATGGCATAATCGACAGCATCGATAACTTCATCGGTGAAGATGCAGGGGAAATCGAGATTCCCTCCAACATCCACAAGACCCTTGATATATCGGTGCATCGAATCGTTCAGTGTGGTACGCTGATGAGTAGAAGGAGTGGCACCGAGAGCTGGAATACCAGTCAAATCGGGCAGAAAGGTATAGGCTTTCGGACTGGTGCCGGAAACCATGTAACCCAATCTAATTCCCTTTGAAATCTGTGCCATTATTTACTCCTTAAATCCACTTGGCGTAGAGAGTTATGTCTGCTGTCACCGGAGTGGCAAAGTTATAAGCCTCAAGGAACGTAGTGTCATCGGTGTACCAACCACCAAAGGTAAACCCATCGAATGTGGGGTCTGCTGGTTCGGTTGCGGTACCACCTTCCAATATAATCTGTGCCTCGACCAACGAACCTCCGTTGGTGTCGAACTTCACTCTTACATACCCATCAGCCAACGCATTGGCCATTGCGGTGCGAGAACCGACTACGGTCATTGCAGAACCTGCAACGCCTGTGATTCTCGCATCGACATTGGGAACAAGGAAGAACTGCGACTGCGAGACGTCAACTGTCTTTCTCAGTTCGGTCTCGCTCTTTCGCATTGGTTCCAAGGTATAGGTGGGTTCGGCATCTTCGGATACTGCAACAATGCGATAGATAAGTCCATCGTATGCTACATAATCTCCAAATTTAGCCATCTGTTATCCCCCTTACGCTACGTTGGTGATGAACGCCACGAGCGGAATGTTCTTGGTGTCGTACTTCATGCTCCACATTGCAGGAGTTGCGAACTCTGCGTTGGTGGGGGACTCAGTTCCGACACTTTCGGTATCAAAGGAGAAACCGTAAGGGTGAAGCAGTCTGCCCCACTTGCTGTACAGCTTCTGCACACCGCCAGTGGTCTCGGGGTCGTAATCCACGTAGTTTGGAGTGTCAATCCGAACAGGGGCGGTTACGAACAATCCGGTACCAAGCAGGTAAGTGTGATACTCGACCTTTCCGCTGGTTGCATTGGCTACTGCGGTTGCGGTGTCATCGATGATGACGGGCTTGCCAAGGAAATACTTGACAAACGGGTTCTCACTCTGCTTGCCATCCTTGATTGCCACATCAGTGGCGAATCCCTGCCGAACGAGGTCGGTGTAAACCGCACTGTGCATAAACCATACTTGGAACTCTTCCATATGGTCTCCGAGAGCTTCCTGCATTGCTACAATGGCAGTATCGGGGGTCAGACGGTTTGCGTCCTCAACGGTTCCGGCTCCCTCAAGCGCAATGTCGTTGACATGGCTTGCAAAAGCGGCAACTCCCTCAAGTCCCTTGAGAATGGAAAGCAGAGCCTTCTGGTTCTCCTTGGCTTGGTATGCACCGACAGAGCGGGCAACATTGGCGAGGTCGTTTGCCCCGGTAAGCTCATGGGTGAAGTCCTGCTCCTTCCATGCCTTCATCCGACGATAAGCCATGGCGGTCATGCTGGAGCCACTGAGTTCTACAGGGGTGTTGTCAGTCAGACCATCATAGTTCAGAGCATCCCCGTCGAAGGGCTGATAGAAACGAATGGTGACAACGTTGTTCTCGTTTGCGAGTGAATTGGCGACACGAGCGTCAGCAGGGCGGACTACGCCACTGTTGATAAGCTGTGGATTGATGGGGTCTCTCTCAGAGATATACCCAGTGAAAACCTCGGGGTCAAAGGAAAAACCGCCGAAAAGTCCAGTTCTTGGCATAATGAAATTCTCCTATTAAATCTTGGTTCGCAACTTTTCCATTTCAGCCTTGTACTTGGCGGGGTCTGCTTCCTTGAGCTTCATCCGCTCCTCAAATCCCATGTCCTTGAAATCCTTTGTTTCAGTAGTCTGAGTCTTTGGTTTCGGTGTGTTCTGGAGAGCCTTGCGGGTGTTGCGTTCCTGCTCTTTCTCCAATGCCTTCTTGACCACTCCGGCAAATTTGTCCACTCTTGCCAATGTAGCGTCTTTGTCGTCAGTGACGACCAGTTCAAGAATCTCGGAGAGTTCCTCCCCTGTAATACCGCTGTCAACCAATTTCTCACGAGCAAGGGCACGATTCTCGATGGTGAGTGCTTCCTTCATTCTGCGTTCCACTTTCTGTTCCGCTGTGAGGGTTGCCTCTGCTTCGAGTTCTTCCTGCAAGGTCTTGCGCACATCGGGGTCTTTCAAAGCATCACGCTTCGCCTTCTCCCGAGCGGTCATGCTCGCCTTGCCACGTTCCCTGTCGATGAACTTCTGAATCTCCGGACTCAAGTCCTCGAACTTGATTTCTTCCGTACTCTGATTTGGTTCTGTTGCTTGAGTGTCACCAGTCTCGATGACCTCTTCCGCTTGTTTGTTTACATCTTCCGGCATATGTCCTCCTCGGTTCGCCTCCGTCTCCCATGTAGGTCTACGTATCGCCCCGTTTTATGCTACTTCGTATTATATACGATTATTGAACAAATGTCAATATAAACACTATTAATTTATCTGTCAACTTTCTGTTTCAGTGACTCGTCCTCGGGATTGGTCAATTTCTCGTCTCCGTCCTTGACCCGACTGTACATCACTTCGGTTGAATGCTCCTTGGTCTCCCAATACTTTTCACCCCGCTTCACGAGGTCATCGGGTTCAGTGGTGATGCCCACGATGGAGAGTACATCAACAGGGTCAAGGGTCTGTGTGCCATGGAGTATGGCGATTGCGTTTGCCTTGTTCAGCACGTTGTCGGTCATGTTTCTGGTGAACTTGATGTCGACATTGCGTGTTGCAAGTCCCTTGAGCAATCCATCACTGATTTGGCACAGCTTCACGATGAGCTTGAGTGTGTTCCTCTCAGCCCTCTTGAAGAATGTCTCCTTGGTTCGGGCCACGACCTCAAGGTCTTGGTAGCCGTCTCTGAGGTATACACTGTCTCCCGTGTCCCCTCCACCACCGGAGCGGTTGTCCCTACTTGGTATGCCCACCACGAGTCTGAGCTGTTCCATGAGGAACGAACGAAGCTGGTCGGTGGTTCCACCATCAAGCATGGGTGCAAGATATTTCAACTCAGCAGGAAGCTCCTTGCTCGATATGATGGAGGCCATCTTGTCGTTCTTGATGCCCTCCTTGGCGGTGCTGTCAAGCTCGCAGTTGATGGCGACAAGGATGGAGTTGACTGTCTGCTCCAATTCATTGACGCTGTCCGAACCAACGATGTTGATGGAATCGAGCAGGGTCTTGACCATTTCCCAATCCCCGATACGGAACGCATTGTTCGGATATTCTACAATGGGAACCTCACCGAGGGCGTTCTCCGTCACCTCGACCAAGTCTTCCTCACGAAGGTCTCCAAACGCAAGGCCACGTGTCTCGTACCGATAGATTTCATCTGGTGTGTATACTAGGTACACATGCTTTCCAGTACCGTCCTGTGTGGGGGTAATCTCGTAGAACGTACAAGCCATGACAGGTGCGTGGCCTATCTCACTCGAGTACACCACGAAAGTTGTTATAGGGTCTAGAGTTACGATGCTGAACGGGATGTCATCCTCAACGCCGTAAGCATCCATGAACACCCCACGATAGGACGTGCCACAGATGGAGGCATAGGTTGCCAACTCTTGGTCTGAGGTGAACTTATCCTCCGCCTCGACCATGCTGTTGAGGTCTGCCACGGTCTTCTGTGCCTCGGTGGTGCGGTGGACATAGCGGATGGGCTTGCCGAAGGTATATCCCACGATGTCACGGGTGATAGCCATGGCATGGTTGAGCACCACCCTGTTGTCCACATCGGGCCTCACGACCTTCTCCCTGTCGAGTATATCCTGCCTGCCCTTGTAATAATTGATGAGGTATTCTATTTCAATACCGTTTTGCATGTGGTCTCCCCACACGTTCTTGATTACCGTAGGTACCGTGGTACCATCCAAGAGGGGAGCTGTACTGTTCGGCTTCCGCATCTTCTCCGGCAAATACTCAGTGAACAACTGTCGTCTGCCTGTATAGACATGGGTTGTTATCGACATGTATCTCCCCCTTATTTATTCTCAACACAATGTTCGAGCAGGTTTACCTTCTTCTCCAAGGTATATGTCCTGTCGATTAGGTTATTGTGTGCCATGACCTTATCTTCCAATGTTTTCATCCGCATCTGTAATTTCACCACTTCCACGTTCGAGACATATTTTGCACTGATGATTGTCCCCAACAATGCAAATCCAGCAACTATCAGTGTTCCTATGATTGTCGAATCCACTGTTTCACCCCTTATAACCCGACAGAACGCCTGTCGGAGAACTTGACTGCCTGTACTGTGTACTTCCTCATCATGCTCGCCAATCCAGCACATGAATCGGGAGCATCATCATGCTTGCTCTTCCCCGTCTGTACGAACGAGAGCAACTGCCCCATAAACACCCCATAGTATTCCTCACTGCTGTAGAGCGACTGGTCACGGAAGTACCACTCCTTCACGGCAGGGGCATGTTGGATGATACGGCTCAGCTTGCCACTCTTCCCCGGCGCACGGAGGGCAAGGATGTTGCAATGTATGCCATCGTCCTTGAGCATCTTCGATATGTCCCTCGAGTAGAAGTCACCACCGTTGTTCGCCTCGAACACCACCCGCTTGATTCCATGACGCTTGATATACCCCGCCACAATAGGCTCGGTGACACTGTATCCTCCCTTGAGGAACACACAGTCCACAATATACACATCATCACCCCACTGGTACGCTATCGGCATACTGAGGAAGTCATCACCACCGAAGGCAACGTCCACGAAGGCGAATATGTCGTCCGGTGGGTCTTTCGGTATCTCCAAGAACCGCTCAAGTTCGGTGAAGAGCAGTCCATCCCGCTCGATGGGGTTCTGCTGGTACACACACTCCCACGTGACGGGGTCTGTCATGCTCTTGAGGTTGGCGTAGTGCTTGGTGCCGTACCCGACCCCATACTCATAATCGAAGTTGCTGTGCCCGAACTCGTCCACTGCCGAGAGTGTCATGAACTTCGCCCGCTCATCACCCTCGTACTTCGCCTCAATCCTTCCCAGCGGGTCGTGAATTGACCATCGTGTACCGATGATGAGCATGGGTACGTTGTCCTTCTTACGCTGGAGCATGTCCGATGATACCTTCTCCCACAACGTGTCAAGGCGGTTGATGTTCCTTGCTTCCTCAATACCACTCACGAGGTCGTCCAAGTACAGGAGGTCGCTTGCCTCCGTTGCACCTGTGACCGAACCATCGATGGAGCGGAACGTCAGCGTCCTGTACCTGCGTCTCTCGCCCAAATCGAGGGTGAGGTTCTTCGCACTCGTGGAAATGAGCGGTGAGGACGGGAAAATGTCCAAGAATCGGTACTCCGGTGAGTTGATGAACTCAAGACACCCATCATAGAACGAGTTGACGAGTGCAGACGAGTAGCCCGCACTCAATATCGCCTTGTTCGGGTTCCTCCCACCCCTCCAAAGGAGGTACAGAAGGCTCAGCGTAGTCTTTCCCACACGAGGTGGCATGGAAACCGCCAGCACGTCAAGCTCGCCGTCCGCCAGCCTCTGCATTTCGTGCACCACCGGACTCAGACGCTCCTTTCTCGGCCCATAGAACCGCTTCTCCGGAGGCCTGTTCCACTCCATCGCCACAAGGAAGCACTCGAAGTCCTCCCTTGCGCAGTAGGTGTATGCGTCCCGAAGGATGATGAGGAGCTGTTTCCTTGCCTCCACGTCCTTCTCCTTGCGGATGAGGGACGGGCGTATCTCCTTTATGATGGTCTTGTTGGTCTTGTGGGCGTTTGTGAAGTCTTGGCTCGTATGATAGAGGTTCGCCAGCACCTTGTACTTCTCCGCCTTGAGCATGAGAGGCATCTTCTTCCTGTTGCGTGCGGTGAGCTGGCTCTTGAGCTTCTTAATCCGCTCTAAGGTCGCATCAGCCATATCTCCTCCAAGCCAATCTCATCATCGATTATACCGCACGTCACTCCACGCTCGCTCCCCACGAACCCCTTGTGGAGGCTCCATTCATCGGGCAGTGCCATCGCCCTGCAACGGACGAGCGTCACACCGTTCTTCTCGGCGAGGCTCAGCTGGTGGAGGTGTCCCAAGAACCAATACCGGAACGTTGACTCCCCCCACAACCGTGGGTTCTCCATCTGCATGACCGTGGGAAGGTCTGCCTCCTTGTCTCCATGGGACAGCCCGATTGCCGTGGTTCCCCACTGCCTGTATTTCCTCGGGGAGGGGTCTGTGTCCACCGTGACCCGCTCGTCTCCCCTGTATCTTTCTTCCAATGCCTTCGCTATCGCATAACTGAGCACTATGTCATGGTTGCCCTCGGAGTATATCACCTCGACCTCAGCCACCGCCACAAGTGCCTCGACCACCCTGCTCATCAGTGCCAGCCCGCCAGCGAGTATCTCGTGCCACGCCATCGAGTTGTCCTGCGGTGTGCCCTTGGTTGTCGTGCCCTGCGGGTTGTCCGAGTTGAGGAAGTCCTGCCCGATGGTGATGAACACCTTGTCCACCCCCTTCTCGTCCAGCTTGTCCGCCAGTGCCTCGATTACCTGCATCACGTCCTCGGCGACATCACGGGTCTCCCCGCTCAGCGACCTGCGCCCATAGTGCACATCATACAGCGCAACCACCGCACAGCGGTCGAACATCCTGCTCTTCCACGTGTGCCCCACGCTGACCTTGTCGAGTCTCCCGAGCACACCTGCCATGACCTCGGCGAGCATGTCCTCCTGCAACTGTGGCACCTCACGGGCGACCACCTTGATACGGCTCGACCACTTCTCCCCACGCTTGGTGCAGGTGGACTCGATGACCCGCCAATACTTGGGGTCATACCCGTGGTACCGCAACAACGCATCGTTGTCGAACTCCGTTGGGTTCTGCTGTGTCTCCGCCACCTCGCTGGTGGCAGTGCCGTCTTTGTTGGAACGCATGAACCTGCGCTCGGGTTGCCTCCGCTTCTTCCATATGGCACGTGCCCTCTCACCCACCAGATATGGCTCCTCTCCGTCCTGTGCGAAGAACATCCCTAT